CTGTGACACAGGAGATGATTGAGTCTCTTGGTGTTGCTTCTAAACAAACTTTTTAGATGTCCCGTTGCCTACAGCACCAAACTGGGCCGGGTGGTACAAAAAGTATCTAAGGAAACCAGTATTTTGTGGTGCTGTAGGGACTACAACGGGTATTGAATTCTCGGGTAACAGAGAGTTCAAACCATCCAGTGAATATACTGAATGGTTTAAGAATGGTAATACAATATATCTTGGTCGTACGAGTAGGAGAGCGTACCCCAAGAATAAGGAGTGTGTTAATACCTCCTTCATGAACTTTTTGGAAGAACAGGATAGCGTTGTTTTGCTTGAAAAAGCACAAGCGTACCGTCAAGTTCAACCAAATTTAGTAGCTAGTTTTAAATCGGTAGCAAAATACGACAAGTCTCAGCCCATCTTGGATGGAGGAGCGTGTAGGCTTGCCGGTGAGTGGACCGAGAGGCATTTTGCCCTAGCTATGGGTGGAAGTCGTGTTGTTTCGCAGGAGCTCGTAATTCAGGAACTTGATTTACAGACCTCATGCGGTTTTCCGTGGTCCCTGGAATATCACACAAAAAGTGAATTCTTGGTAAGCCCAGCTGTTGCTGCGCTGGATGATTATTGGAACATGTTGGGGCAGGGCACTGCTCCCCAGGTGATGGTCCCGATATGGACCTGTGCTCAAAAATGTGAGTTACGTACTGTTGAAAAATTACAGGCTAATAAAATCAGAACGTTCACAGCTTCACCTCTCGAACACTCGGTTGCTTGCAATCGTTTGTGTTTGGACATGAACAACAACTTCTATGCGGGAGCCAACAAATGTTGGTCTTTCGTCGGTGCTAACAAATTCAACCAAGGCTTTGATTCTTTATATCGGAGACTTTCCAAACATCCAAATGCTTTTGAACTTGATGAGTCAGAATATGATTCATCTTTGTTTGCGGAAGCGATGTTTGGGCAGATGGAGATTAGGTGGAATATGTTAGACCGGAATGATAAAACCCCAGAAAATCGATTACGGCTTGAGCGACTCTATGATTCGATAGTTAAGTCTGTAATTGTTCTGGAAAATGGGGAGCTTATTCAAAAAAC